AGGTGAAGCGAGAGGTATTGAGCCTTAGGAATAAATTTAGCCTGAGACGCCAAGACAACGGCATGACGCCAGATCAAAAGAAACTCGCCAAAGAAAAGTTTAACGAGGAGAAGAACGAGACTTTCTTTGAGAAGATCATGGGCAGCATGAAAATGAACGATCCGCGAGATCGTCCTGTCTGGTTGCGTATGAGGGCAGCTTTTCAAGACAGATATGCTGGCGCTAGATACATAGCTGAAAAAGCTGATGAGGCGCAGAAGATGGCGGTCGAATCCCATGCTTGGACAGCGTTCTCTCAGCTTGAAAGATCAAAAGGTGTCTCAGCCGCTGCTATTACAAAAGGCCCTCTGATTAGAAGTGGTGGTCTCATTACGGCTTTGAATGAGAAGCTGATTAACAATAGCTCCGATCCTGCTGCGAAGCGACAGTATGAAGAAGCTTTTGAGAGATTGCGGAGAGAGACAAGGATTGATGACTATGTCGATCCCACAACCGGAGAGCGGGTTGTGCTGGAGTACAAAGACCCGAAAGACCTGAAGGGTCTAGCAGAGATATTCGCAGAGCTTGATCAAAATCAAATGCTGGCTACCTTCCAGTTGTATGCTGCTGGTCGCCGCGCACAGCGTTTGAAGCAAGAGGGCCGCGAAAATCTATTTACAGATGCAGAAATAGAAACTGCCATACAAGCAGGGGTGAATAATCCGGCTGTTGAGAGAGCGTATCGTCAGTATCAATTATGGAACAAATCCTTAGTTAACATGATGCGTGATACGGGTGTCATCAGCGCAGAGGCCGCTGAACTATGGACACAGAATGCCGACTATCTGCCGTTTTATCGGCAAGCATATGACGATGCTGGCACACTTTATGATGTTGTGGATGGGGGTATTGATAAGGCTGGTGATTTAGATCAAGTATCGAATGATCCCAATAACAGCATTTTTGAAAATATGTATGGCGTACCAGCGCCCAAAGAGTTGAAGGGTGGTAAGCCAGCGTTTATGGTTTTGGTCAACAACAGTGCGACTGAAAAAGCTTATACGACTTACGAAAACGCAAAAGCGCGAGCCGACATCCTTCGCAAGATGAATAAAAACGCGAAGGTGCGTGTGGTCAAAACAAGTCAGAGAATCGAAAGTCCTCTTGACAATATACTTCGCAATCTAGACGCGGCTGTTCATGCCTCTCTATCTAATGTGGCTGCTTCCAGAGCAGTTAGAGATTTACATAAATTGGGTATGGCTCGTCGCTTGGGACGCGCCCCTGCCTCTCCAAACGCGGACACTGTGGGCATAAGAATTAACGGTGAAGCGGTTTATTACAATGTGGATGACCCGTACCTTCTAAATGCGATGAAGTCGAGCGGGGAGTTCTCAATGGGCTTCTTCGACATATTAACCACACCAGCAAGGTTACTCCGTACACTTATAACAAAAGAACCCGGATTTATGCTCGCTAACCTTATGCGAGATTCCATGTCGTCTTGGATGACTTCTGGCATTACAAGAGTTCCCGGACCCAGCACGGCTGTTGGTTTGGTCAAAGCCGTTGTGGGGAATGCAGAAGCCGAGGCATTGGAAGCGGTGGGATTTGTTGGCGGGTATGATGCAAAGAGGGATGCCAGAGCGGAAGCAATCTTTAGGCAGCAGCGTAGAAGTTATTTTAACCCTGCAAAGTGGTGGGACGCTCTCGACAAGCTGACAATGGCGTCCGACACAGCTACTAGGGTCGCTGTATACAACAGGGTTTTGCAGACCACCCAGAACCCAACGGCTGCTATGTTTGAAGCCCTAGAGGTAATCAACTTCAGTCGTCGCGGTCGTAATCCAATCGTTAATGGGTTGACGGCAACGATACCATTCCTGAATGCTAGAATTCAGGGTCTGGATGTTATGTACAGGGGCTATCAAGGCAAGGTCGGCACTGAGAGCACTATAACACAGCAGGAGAGAAAAAAGAGGTTCATATACAGGTTCCTTACTTTTACTGCCATAAATTCAATGTATGCGTTCTGGCTTATGTCGGAGGATGAAGAAGAGAACCCGTGGTATTATAACGCAAACGAAACAGACAAAGATATGTACTGGATCATAAGTCCCCGTTGGTTTGGGATTGATTCAGACGATGCCTCAGGGTTTAAAATCCCGATACCTTTCGAGCTTGGCATTTTAGGGAAGGTTATACCTGAGCGAATAATAAGAACTTTAGCGGGAAACACCGATCAGCCAGACAACTGGAAATCTTTGTTGCGCCATTTGACAGGTACGCTCGCTGTACAGTTCCCGCAAGCCATGATGCCTTTGTTTGAGGTTGTAACAAATCATGATTTTTACAGTGGTAGACCCATTGTCCCATACTGGGCTGGCAGAACAGAGGCTATCACAGCGGATGCAACGACAGCATCTCCGGTTGCCTTAGCCGCGTCGAATCAACTTAGTGATATGAACCTAGATTACGATCCAAGAAAGATTGACCACTTAATTAGAGGTTATCTTGGAACTGTTGGTTCGTATGCCCTGCTCGCAACCGATGGCATCATGCGTAATTATTTGGAACTCCCTGCACCTGCCGACAAAAGGCCAGATCAATATCCCGTTCTTAGTAGGTTCTTGCAAGAAAGGGCCGGGACCGGGCCTACTGAGGCTTTTTACACGCTTGCGAATGAAGTTGATGTTTTTACAAAGACGCTCGCAGACCTAGATAAGCAGGGTCGCGCAGATGATTGGTACAAGAGAGCTAAGAAAAATGAGGGTCTTCTGGACGTTGCTGATGACGTAAAACTGATATCAAAAGAACTTTCTGAGTTGCGTAAGCTCAGAAGAGAGATTGATAACGATAGGGTTATGTCGGCTCAGGACAAGAAGAAATCGTTCATTCAGATTCAAGAGATGATGAATGAGATAGCTTCTCAATACGGTAAGCGCAAAGCAGAATTTATGAAGAGGACTGACTGATGGATTGGTCTAAATACCCAAACTTTTCTGCTGACGAGTTTAGATGCAAGTGCGGCTGTTTTGATTTAATTATCAGTGAGCAGCTAATGGATGTAATGCAGTCTCTCAGAGACGAGTATGATCGTCCTATGACAATAACTTCTGGATACAGGTGTCCGTTGCACCCAGTCGAGGAGAGAAAAAATACACCCGGTGTGCATTCTACGGGTATGGCGTGTGATGTCGGTGTGTCTGGAAAAGATGCGTATGATCTGCTAAAGTTAGTGTGTGCCGATGACCGGGTGAAAGGTATCGGTGTCAATCAAAAGGGTAGTGGGCGTTTTATTCACATAGATGTGAAAGAGGAAAGCCCTCGCCCTAACGTATGGTCTTACTAGGAGATCGACATGAAGTATTTACAGAAAGTTTACCATTGGTTGGACAATCGTTTACGTGAGATTACGACTTGGTCTGGCATTGGTGTTATCTTGATTTCTGCTGGAGCATTTTTTAACTGGCCTGTTCTTTTGGTCTTAGGCGCAATCTCTGGCGTTATTTCAATCGTATACAAAGAAGACTAATGGGTCAGGGTCACCGCATGTCTCCGTCGATTGATATAAATAGTGATGGCGTCGTTACGGAATCTGAGATTGCCGCATCTCAGGCAGAGATGGCCGAAGATAAAGCTGACGCCCAGCGACATATGGCGTGGGTGGCAATGATCACGATGATTGTTTTTACTGCCGCTCTCTTCCTCCCCATCTTCCCGGACGGGCGAATCAAGGCTTTGTCAGACCTCTTTGGTCTATTCTATGTAGGTATGGCGAGTGTGGTCGGAGCGTACATGGGTATGACAGCTTGGATGGCTAAGAAAAAATGATCTCACTGCTTGGCACATTGTTAGGATTTAGCACTTCAATTATACCTGAGGTGCTTGGCTATTTTAAACAGCGGCAAGCGAACGAGCAGGAGCTTCGTATGCTTGAGGCGAAAGCCAAGTATGCCGACAAGCTGTCCGAGCTAAAAATAAAAGAGTTAGATGCTCAGGCAGATATCTCTGAAGCGGAGAATATTTACAAGCATGATCAGTCTCTCGACGCTGGCCCTTTTGTCAACGGTCTTAGGGGTTCTGTGCGCCCTGTCATTACTTATCTGTTCTTTGCCTTATTCGCGGGGGTAAAGGCAACGCTGATATATGCGTTGATAGCAAATCAAAATGTAGAATGGACGGTGGCAATTCAGACTGCTTGGGATGACGACACGGCAGCTATCTTTTCTGCAATCATGGCGTTTTGGTTTGGTAACCGCGCTATGAGTAAAGCCAGAGCTTTTCAGAACAAGTCAGATGATAAGTAAGGTTGCGTTCGTTCTCATAGTTTTTCTGCTATGTTCGTGTGCGCCTACCAGTGTTTCATCTACGAGTGACAAAAAGAAAGATCGCCCTCTTTCAGAGATGTTGCCTATGATATCTGGTATCAGTATTCAAGGACCGTGTTACTTTTACACCGATCTTCTTAATGTGTTAAAAAGTAGGGGGTATTCTGTATTTAATCAGATTATCAATTCATCTAACGGCAATGTTATCTTAACCTTCCGTAAATTAGACACTTTCCCCAAATATATTGTTGGAATTAGAACACCTAAACTAATTTGCGTTATCGCAAGTGGTAAGGGAGCTTTGGGGGCGTGATATGGAGCTTGACGCAAGACTAATTATAACCTTAGGCGGAATGCTTATCTCAGTGGTCACAAGCTTCATTGTGGTCAGGCAAAAAGTCTCTGAGATTGAATCTGATTTGCGAGAAGCCATACAAAAATTGTCAAAGTTAGATTCTCGTCTTGATCGCAACGACAACTCGACTGACCTTATAGGTCAGAGAATGGAAGTGATCAGTAAGATGATGAGTCCAGAATCCAGAGAAAAGCTTCATCGTTCTCTTGAGCGTATGGAGGTTACCGTTGCGATTTTACAAAAAGATGTTGAGGCGCTAAAAAAGATGCACAATGGAAAGCATCCCAAGTTAGATTTATAGGTTAATTTTAACCCGTGTCCCTGTTTGTCGAAAAGTTATTGCAGCCTCTGTACAGGAGATACAATAAATGGGGTACACAAGAGATATACTTGCCCTCGTTGTTTTCTGGCACGTTTGATTTAGAAAATAAGTTTCCAGAGATAAAAGCTGAATATGACGAGTTGATCAAAAGGTATGATGACTTCGCGCCTTTCCAAGATATATCACCGCATCAGATAGAAATATCCAACGATGATAAGTGGCGACTGTTTTTTTTGAAGGGAGCGAATATCTGGTTTCCGAAGAACTGCGAACAGATGCCAAACACAACAAAGATAATATCTGACCACTCAAATATTATTAGCGCTTATGTATCAGTGCTGGGGCCTCGCAAAGCCCTGAATCCACACGCTGGGCCTTATTCTGGTGTTCTCAGATTGCACCTAGCTTTGGATATACCCAATGAGAAGAAATGCTATCTGGTGGTAAACGGGAAAAAGCTACACTGGGAAGAAGGAAAGTGTGTTCTATTTGACGACACATACGAGCACACTGCTGTGAACGATACAGATGAAATCAGGTCTGTGCTTTTTATTGATGTGGTAAAGCCTCTGCCGTTTCCAATTAATATGCTAAACTGGTCTATAATCAGAATGGCAAGATTGTTTTCCTACGTGAACATACCCTTAAAGCGTCACAAGGAATGGCAGAAAATATTTTATGGAGATCGTGATGGCTAGGAATTACAAGAAAGAATATAAGAATTATCATTCCAAGCCGAAGCAAAAGGCTAATCGTAACTCTCGCAACAAGGCGAGACGCAAGATGGTAAACTCTGGCAAACTAAAGAAAGGGGACAAGAGAGATGTACATCACAAGGACGGCAACCCCCGTAATAATTCAGCAAAGAACCTTAGAGCCAGTCCAAAAAGCAAAAACCGATCTAAACGATAAGTTGTCAGAATGTCCTTGGTGCGGACAGGTTACTCGATTTGTTTACAAGCGAGCGCACATAGAATGCACTAGCTGCGGTCGCCCTGTAGCAGATTGCTGCGATGGTGATCAAAATTGCTATCTGGCATAAGAACAAAGCCACCATAGCTTGTATAATTAAGAAAGTGTAAGAACCAAATACTATCACGCTTGCTATCTCCCGCGTTGCCATGATATCTTATGTTACCCACGGCTCAGATATCGGTTGGGGGTCACCTCATGTTGATAGGGGAGCGGATTAGTCACCCGCTCCCCTTTAATTTATAGCTCTCTTTCCACCTTATCTACGATTACGTCACCCAGAGTTTTGCCATTGGCGTATCGGGGGTAAGTGAATTCTTTTCGGACAATCGCAAATATTCTGTCTTTGAGGCCACCGTTGTCTTCGTTTGGTGTGTCTAGTACCTCTCTGACCAAGGACGCTGCTGTCATGTTGCGCTCTTGCGCTTTGGCTTTGATCTCTTCAATTAACCGGACAGGGAATACTATATTCCAAGTTTTGGAATCTTCATCCATCCGTCGTGGTCGGTTCTTCTGTCCCGCCATCGATCTTTACTCCAACTATGGTTTCGTAGATTTCGTTGGCTACTGCTGAGTAGCCCGCAATATCAACATGAGAATCATGCTTAGGTTTATGCATACACCGCGCAAACTTAGTCAGATTCATCATCATGGCGACATCGTATGCTGTGAGGGGTTGTCCCGCCCAACTACGATTTGTGATCCATACGTTCCACAGCGCTGCGATGCGTGTGTGATTTAGTGTGGCGTCACCGTAATCTTCGTGACGATCTCCACAGACCTTATCTGTGGCCCCCTCAAGGACTGATTTTTTGTCTTCGTGCATCACTCTCCCCTCGCTTCAAACTGAGCTAACAACTCTACCCAAGAAGCTTGTGCTTGGTCGTTAGATTTAAGCTCTGATCTGCTGTCGATCTGACAGAACTCTCTGACAGCGGCGATTGCACTTTCCTCATCCACAGCAAAAGACAGATCAGAATCAACCAACCACTGTTGAAACGTGTGGTCTCTACAGAACATACCCGCCTGATTGGCGAGTTTTTTGCCATGCTTGACGCTTTCAGGTTCGATGATCTGTTCATGCTCGTCCAGTCTCGCCATGCCGATCATGTATCGCGAGCCGATTGGGTCTGACATCAAGTCGGGTGGAACATCACTTGGGTGAACAACCATTGTTACAGCGATGCCGTCTTTGGTCTGGCGAAGCGCAGTTTTCACCGCCTCAAATCCGTAACTTCGCTCTCGAATTTCGTTATCCATTCTTCTGGGTCTACTCCTTGCTTCGCCCACCAGCGTCTCTCGTTTCCATCCATGTGAAGCTCTCTGTGATGCGCGTCACACAGGGGGACTGTCTTGTCGTCTGGTACTTTGAGGGACATGGCGGCGGGTGCCGTAAACGTGACGTGATGAGCTACGGTGTAGGGAGAGCCGCATATCAAACACGGCTCTTCCCTGACACGCGCTAACCATTTCTTAGAACGGAATCTCGTCATCAAGTTCTACTTCTTGCGGAGGTTCCGGTTTTGGTTCCGGCTTCTTGTAAGGCTCCTGAAGCCACATGGAGAAATACTGGTCACCACTCCGCGCTTCCCACACTCGACCGCCGACTTCCAACTTGACGATCTCCATTCCTTCCGTCTGACGACGCTTGCTTGACTCAGTTTCACGCGCTTTGAACGCTTCCATGAGATATTTCACGCAATCCTTGGTGATCTCAATATCGCCCGAAAAGTCTGGTTGTTTTGGGTTGTGACCGTTGGAGAAATCCAACCGCACGCTCATGGTGTCAATCTTTCGTTTGTTGCGAAAGAAATTACCGCCGCCAAAATTTGCCTTCATTATGCTGCTACTCCTTCATATTGTTCGCCCTTTTGGGCCGCACCTTTTGCTGCCTTAAACATACCCATGACCTTTTTATGGTACGCGGGTGCGTCTGAAGACAGCATCGAAACTACCTTTTTGTTCTTTCGGTAGAAGTCTTCGATTGCTTTGACGCAATCTTTGCTGGTCTCATACATGTCTTCACCGCCGAAACCCTCTTCAGGGGAAGCCCCCCACTTGTCCTCGACGCGAGGCATGAAGGTTTCAAAGACCTTGAGAACGATGTCAAAGCTGTCGCTCTCTGTGATATCAGCGAGTTGATCTTCTTCGTCCATCTCTACGATATCAGCGTGATGGTCGAGAAACTGTGAACGAAACTCCTCAAGGTTAATGTTGTTCGAGTTATTTTTAACCTGAGGCTTTGCTTTCTGCACTTTTGGTTTCTTCACCTGCTCTTTCGGTGCCTCTTCCGGTGCTTCCTCGCCATCGTTTGGCGGCAAATCTTCACCAGCGTAGATGTAATGTCCTAAGCCATGATACGAAATCGCCTTGGTTAGGCATCTCTGAAGTGAAGAGTTAACCGAAAAAGCATCCGGGTTTTTGACTGCTTTGTTCCGATAGTCGAGAACGGGCATCGTTTCGGTGACCTCTGCACCTTCGACAGTCACGCTTACTTTAACATAGGCGTAACCTTGTGGGTCTGACGCATACGGCAATCCATCGAAATAGTGTTTCTCGAAAGAAGCGTCAGGGAAATGCGCTTTGAGAATGCCCCACGCCCATGCCCAACTGAGATAAGTTAAGCCGTTTTTGTTCTCAACTTTATCGGCGCAGTCGATTTTGCTGAGAACGTCCCACGGTTTCTTTTTTGTCGTCATCGTCAATCACCTTCTGTTGTTTGAGGTCTTCGACCTCCTTCTGTAAATCGCGGATTTGAGCTTCCGTTCGGACGCCTGAAAAGATCGCCCAAGGTAAAGCGTGAATGCATCCGCTCAACATCACGCCTAACCCTAAAATTAAGAAGAATCTTGCCATTGATTGCACCATTCATTAACCCGGCAATAGTTATTCGAGCACCTCACATGCTCTGACGCTCGTTCTTCAATGCGTCTGTCAGATTGCTCTGCCGCAAAAGCTTCCGCTTCTTCCTTTGTATCAAATAATTTTAACGCTCGCTTGTTTTGTCCTTTGTGGACTGCCCACTTCCCTGCGCGTGTCCATCTCTCCTCGTCTGTGCATTCTGGCAGACCTGCGAATTCCTTCTCCAATTCCGCAACCTGATGCAGTCTCACACGCTCCTTCACGTAGGCGTCTTGCTCTTCTTCTGACCAGAGGGGAACGTCAAGCTCGATTATCGGCGCTGCCGGGTATCCGGTCCTTCTTTCGGAATCTGCCTTACGCCAGTCCCTGAGTACTCCGATAACAGTTGCCGATCTAACTTTTAAACCTTTGGAGTGGCGCACCAGAAATGCGTAGACGTTAAGCTGGCGTTGCCAATCTGGGTGATCGTCCTGCATTACTTTGTAGACGCTCGTTGATTTGAAATCCTTGAGATCAACAACGCCGTCATCTTCAAATTGAAGGTCAATCGCGCCAGAGATAAGGGTGTCGTCTACCTCATGAGATAGACGTTCCTCAGCGACATACGAGTTGCTGCTGGCGTTCTCAAACACTTTGTGAATGGCAGTACCCATCACCCGGTAAACAAGCTCACTCACATCTTCTGTGATTTCATGTGAGTGCTCTTGTCTTAATTGTGAAATTCTGGGAGAATCGATGAGCGTCGTAACGCGGATTCCATCGATTTTCTCCGGTGTCTCAAACTCCGTCAGCGCTCGCACAACGGGGTCTGGCAAGTTTGTTTTGTTGGTGTACCTCATGAAGAGCGCATAATAATTCAAGCAAAGTATAATGGCAATAGATTATTTTGAAGATTTTGCGAAACCCTTCGATTGGTTTTTTGAGTGTACAATTTTGGGCGAACCAGCCAGCAAGGCTAACCAGCGTAAACTGGTGAGATTTGGCAATCGCCCAGCGTTCATTAAAAGCGATAAAGCTCGCGCTTACGAGAAGACATTTCGAGAGCAATGCCCGGTTCTAGACCCACTGGTCACAGACGATGTCGTTTTGGCGTGTCATATTTACTATGCGTCTCGGCGTCCTGATCTAGACGAGAGTTTGATCATGGACTTGTTGCAAGATTATGTGATCAAGAATGACCGACAGATCAAAGCTAAGATTATTCTTCATGGGTTGGACAAGGAGAACCCCCGCACCGACATCAAGGTTGCGCGATTAGAAAAATCCTGATATGTCGGCAGGAGAGGTGACTAATGACTAACGATATTTCTAAGGAAATCCGTGCGCTTTTCGGCAACCGCTCTGACGGTCAATACAGGCATATCTGCCCTGTGTGCAGCCATACACGCAAGCGCTCAAATCAAAGACAACAATGCTTATCTGTGAAAGTCGTCAAGAGCGACATCCGATGGCTATGCCACCACTGTGGGGAGAATGGGGGAACGATGAGAGAAGAAAAGCTAGACGATAACATCGTCAAATTTAAACCACCTGTTGAGAAGATCGAGGACGCCGCCGTAACATATTTGAAAAAACGCGGCTTGTCAGAAGAGGTGATCGCGTCTGGCAGGGTGTTATCAGCGAACAAGTGGTTGCGGAAGGCCGGTAAAGAAGAGCTTTGCTGTGGGTTTCCGTATGTCGATCCTGTCTCAGATAATATTTACGCAGTCAAATATCGTGGGATAGAGGTTAAAGATTTTACGCAAGAGGGGAGCGCTTCTTCGTTCTACGGCGTAGAGCGGGTGAAGCCCGAAGACCCGATAGTGATTGTCGAGGGGGAGATAGATGCGCTTTCATTACGAGAAGCTGGCGTAAAGAACGCCATTTCAGTTCCAAACGGCGCACCGCTGAAGGCGTCTGATGGGTCTGTAGACCCGTCTGAAGATCGCAAGTTCAGCTACGTCTGGAATGCGAACGATGTTTTGAAAGAATGCGACAAGATTGTCATAGCTGTAGACCGGGATGGACCCGGCAAAGCGCTTGCCGAAGAACTGGCACGGCGTATCGGTAAATCCAAATGCTTCACGGTTGAATTCCCGGAAGATTGCAAAGACGCAAACGATGTTCTGCTGAAGCATGGGAAAGCTGCCCTGTGCAATGTGATCGATGCGGCAGAGGGGTGGCCTATCGCTGGTCTCTTCGATGCAGAGCACTACGCAGATCAGGTGCGTAACCTGTACCAGAACGGCGCTGGCAGGGGCCTTACAACGGGCTTGGCGAATATAGACGAGTTATTCACCATCAAATCTGGCATGGTGCATGTGATCACCGGAGTGCCTTCTATGGGCAAGTCGGAATTCGTTGACCAGTTATTATTTAATCTCGCCCGTACATACGACTGGAAACATGCGGTTTGTTCTTTCGAGAATCCGCCGCACATGCACATATCCAAGTTTCTCGAAAAGATATTGGGCAAGCCGTTTCACCACGGCCCAACCCAGCGTATGTCCGAAGACGAGATGGAGAGCGCACTCGATTGGCTGAACGAGCACTTTATCTTCATGGAGCAGAGCGACGGTACGACTGCGACCATCGATGATATTTTGGAGAGAGCGTCTGCCGCCGTGTCCCGCATGGGTGTCAGGACATTAACGATTGACCCGTACAATTATATGGAGATGAACGTCGGGTCAAAATCAGAAACCAATCTCATCAGCGAAATGCTGACCAAGGTACGCAACTGGGCGGCAGCGCATGACGTTGCGGTGTTTTTCATAGCACACCCGGCAAAGCTGTATCGCCAGACAGATGGCAACTATCCTGTGCCGAAGGGGTATGACATCTCCGCGTCAGCTAGTTGGTTTGCCAAAGCTGATGTCGGGTTTACCGTGCATCGTAACTTCGACACAGAGCGTGTCGAGATACACGTATGGAAGGTTCGTTTCAAACATTTGGGGAAACAGGGTATGTCAGAATTACAATATGATGTGGTGACTGGAACCTATTCTGAAATCCCTGATGTGTGGGATAATGACTGGATGCATGAATAAAAGAGTTGGGGCCTTGCTTCGCAGAATTTCTTCTCCACAAGACCCCCTATCGACCACTCAGAGCCGCCATGATTTAAGTCTGACATGGACTGGGCTTGTTTACGGTTTCGCTGGCGGTCGCTAAATCGCCAGCTATTCCGTTTCTTCGTCGCAGCGCCTCTGCGACTACCCGTCAGCTAACGGGGCAGCATCCTTATCGGCGTTGTCAGCGTTCTTAATCAGGAATTGAATCTGCGAACTGATACTGCGGCATTGTGTTTTGCACATGCTCTTGAGAGCATCGTGAACATCCTCAGGCAGATTGATATGAATACGTTTCATTTCCATTGCGGCACCTCTTTCTGGCAAGCTCTCTTGCCTTGATTAAAAACAGTTTCTTGAATTCCTTGCAGCCAGCCCTCTCGCTGGCAGCAAATAGTCGATCAATCGGACTTGTCTCGACAATCTGAGGACGAGAATATTGCTTTGGTGGTTTCGTACACCTGCTCTCCTTCACTGTCAGAGATGGAGATTGTGCATTGTCCTTCGATCTCAATACTCGCGATTTCGTCTTGATCAAATTTAATTTTGATATTGACATCCGACATGTCATCGTCACCTCGTTTTGTTTGGGTTTCTTCAAGAACAGACGAGAAGGCGTATGCTTCTATCGCCCACTCTATTGGCATTCGCGCCGCCCAACCCCTCAATAGGAGAGACTGAGCCAGCGTGATATGCTCATCGAACGTAGCGTCACCGCATTCGACGCGATGCATCAGTAGAAGTTCACTGGTCATTTCGACGCCATGTACATAACCGCTGCTACCATCAATATCATTGGTGGTAAGGTTAAAATTAACCCGACAATGTTAACGACCATTTGTCGGGCGGTTTGCGCTCTAGAGATCGCCACAGGCATAGCGCACATAACGCACACCAGCGACACTATCGCGGACACTAAATACCACATAGGCCATTCCATGTCACTCTCCCATTGCGTCTATTGCCATTGAGCTTGGGGTGTCGAGATCGAAATCTCGCACCCGCCGCTCAGTTCCGCAATCAACGCAGAACCATTCCTGTGTACCGCCAATAGTCATCAGCAGTTCGTCTAAGCCGCCGCACTTGCGGCATTTTTTGAACTTTTCCACTCGTCACCTCCGTGATTAAGTTCGTAGTCATGATTGATAACGCCTAGACTGGCGTCACCTCGTTTGTGTGACTTACGCCACCAGCGCTTGCCTGTTGTTTTGGACACGCACCAATGTCCCCGCACCTCATGAAGGCGTCGAGTGCCTTCAGCATCTTTATCAAGATCGCGCATGAAGACTTCAACGCCTCGACGTTTGGGCAGGTCAATACTCACGATAGAATATGAGTTGCCAGCAACCCGTCTGCCAAAGCGGCGGCGCGGGGTTGTTGATCGCGCTTTGTTATCTTTAAGCACCCAATCGTAATTTAAGAGCGCCAAGACGGTGATGATAAAACGCGGATCACCCTCAAGCACTTTCGAGAAATGCGTTGTCAACGCAACCATCTGATTTGCGGAAAATCCATTTTCCGTATGGCACCACCAGTACACGGGTTCACATTGAACCGGACGCATATGCATAAAGTAATGAGTGAGGTTGTCATCTTTCTGATGAATCTGAGACCACCATTCGCTGTTCATGACATATAGCGATTTAATTTCGCCCGTCATGTTCTTCTGAAGCGCCTCGTCACTGGTATCAATGTTTTTGTCGAAGTCTTTCAAAAGACCAATATGATCTTCTTTAGAATACGGCTCCTCGAACTTGATGGCGAATCCCATAGCTGAAGATATAAGTTCCTGATCATTACGTGCTTCTGCTTGGTTGTCTTTGTTGGCGATAAAAAAGTGGCAGGTAAAGATGGATTCTTCGTTGCGAATTATAGGGTTGGTGCGCTCTTCAATCAGGTACCCGCACCTCTCCGCGATATTTTCCTGAAGGTATGCGTCACCTTTGTCCAATGCGTCCTTTGCGTGTTGCATTGTCTTTTCAAGAATAACTTTTGGTCTTTCCCCGTCTACGTTGAAAAAAGGGTCTTTGTTTTCATAGCTATCGACAACGTACTGTTGAATGGCATTCACGCGAACGTGTTCGTTCCACTCGATCCAGACATTGGAATACGGCGTTCTGCTGTACTGCTGTACCAGCGTCAGCATTTGCGTCGGAGACATGCGACAAGCTAACTTGGCGGCATACCGCACCAAATCGTCGTCTAGAACAAACTTGCGGGCTGTTCTGATTTTTACCTGTTGGCTTCGCATGGCGCGACGAGCAGCAGGGCCGTTCGAGACCGCGTGAACGCCACGCTTGGGATTACCAAGCGCAGCGATAGCGTCATCCGCTAGAACATAAGTCATTAGTCACCTCACCAGTTGAGTTACAGTTTTCACACTGCTTCACTTCACGGCAGTTTTTCGGTAACTCTGCCATGAGCGTATCAAAGACAGTGATCGGAACGAACCCGTTGCCGTGGCATTGCGGGCAGATCATACTATCACGTTTCATTGTTTCCCTTCCTCGCTTCTCGCCTGACAGACGAGAGCGTATCGGCGGTGCGGTAGACATGCGCCTTTGCCGCCTGTTGTCGTATCGCA